GATCATCGGATTTATTCCGCCACACAAAAAATATGTTGAGCCGTTCGTTGGTGATGGCGCTATCTTTTTTGGCAAGAAGGAATCTGAAAAGGAGGTCATCAACGACTTGCACAAGGGCGTATCACACGCTTACCGATTCGCGCAGGCCGTGAGTGAAAGTGAGATTGCATCTCTTAAAAAGATGCCGCTCGAATTTTCACGCGATCGCTTTTTCAAAATCCGTGACAGCCATCCGACCGGGAACCTGCCGACTTTCCACCGGTTCATGTATTTGAATTCCTTCTCGTTTGGGAAGGGCGGCAGCAGCACGGTATCGGAGGAGGCGGGTAAGTCGTTTGGTTCAATGATCCATCGGTTCGATCGCCTTCTCAAAATCCGTGAGCGCCTGAAGGGCGTTAAAGTCGGCAGCGAGGATTTCCGCAAGATCTTGAACGAGAACGACGGGCCCGACACGTTCTTCTATCTCGATCCTCCGTATCCCGAGCAGCAGGGGAAGTTGAAAACAGGCCTTACAAACGAAGACATCGCAGAGGCCGTATCCAAGCTCAAGGGCAAGTGGATCTTGTCGCTGCCGGATACCAAATCGGTCCGCGAGGTCTTCTCTAAATTCCAGATGAAGAAGGTGTCGGTGCGCCGCATCATGGACAGGAAAAACGAGCACACCGACAGCGAACTGCTGATCTCGAATTTCCCGTTGCTGGCATCGAGCGAATTTCGGTTCAAAGAGCAGGTGTCGGAACGGACCGGCCAGCAAATCGCGCCGTCCGGATTGCATGAGCATCCGCATCCGCCGAACGGAATCCACTCGCACCTGGGCTCGCCTCCAAACTCCGGTGGGCATGCACACGAGCGCTCTCCTGGAAGCGGCGCCCACCGTCATCGCGACGGCGATCCGATCGACGGATTCCACCTCGGTGATCCGACCGACGAAGGCGCGCACGTTCATATCCTCGCGAATCGCGAAAAGGTTCCGGCGCTCTGGGAATGGTACCGGAAAGTGGTCGCTGCACATTTCCCGATCCATCAGTGGATCGAGGGACATAAGCGGACTTGGATCGCGGAGATGCAACCGGACGGAACATTCTCCGAGCCGCGCGAGAGCGCGCAGTCCGATTGGGATATGCACGGCCTTTGGGCGATGCACTCGGCCGGCGCGAACGCCCGACAGCACCAGGCGGTCTACCTAAATCCGGAGACGCGGTTCGTCCGATTGTTCTACGAGTTTGAGAATGGCGATCGCCGCGAGGCGACGACCGAAGACTTCGATCAAGAGATCGCCTGGTTCGATGAACATCTCCCATTCCCACGCGCCGAAGTAACGAAGGCGCTTGGCGAAGACGGGCAGCTCCAGGAGTCAACCGGGACGATCAGGTTCGTCGGCAATTACGCCGGCGCCGATGTCTCATTTGTTATGTGTGAGATGGAGCTCGACCGCGCGCGGGAGCTTGGCCGCGATTTGTCTGAAGTCAATCCAGAGATGGCCATCTCGGTTTGCGCCGGCGATTTCTCCTCGACGTTCGGTCCACGGTGTCATGCCGGCGAGAATGGATCCGTCAGGCTGCGGGGCTCTCATGTCGGCGAGCTCTTTACAAACAGCCGCGGTCTCGTTGCAAATCTCCGCGCGATCGATCTGTGCGAAGTCGTTGCGATCGACGGTGATCGATGGGCGGTCGCAATCGAGGGCGGCGATCGACACGCCGGATTTCTGTATCTTCCCGATCGTCCTTCCGACGAGCTCAAGGCACTTGTTGGAGAGATGGCAATCTCGAATCCAGATCGTGTCTTCCATCTCGCGAAGGCGATGGAACGCGACAAATCCGGGGGCATGATTTTCCGTATCGCAGCCTCGATGAATTGCACCAAGTAGATTCAAGCAAGACAAAATGCGCGCGCCGAGATTCCACAAATCTCGGCCGCGCTTTTTTCCTGTAGCTGTTCGTCCTCGCAGTCGCAGAGTAGATCCGGCTGAAATTTTCGGCTGATCCAAATCGGAAACGCCATTTCACTATTTTCATCTCTCGTATTGACGATCTGTTCGCGCGTTCGCTATATACGCCAGGTATGGAACCCGCTGTTGTATTTCACGATAGTCTGCTGACCGTCCTGCACGAAGCTCATTCGGAGGGATCCGAGTGGGACGTCGTACTCATCGAGGCGGGACTATCGAAAAACGGCACGTATTATTCCGAAGAGACGCTGCAGAATTCGGTATCTCTGTTCGAGGGCGTGAAAGCCTGCGTCTATCGTTTCGGAGAAAAGCTCGACCATCTTCCGGAAGAGATTGTCCACGCGATGCCGCAGGGCCTCGCTGGAAACGTCGTCGGCTGGTTTGAGAAGGCTCGGTTCACCGAGTTTACGAAAGCCGACGGATCCAAGGGTAAGGGAATCATGGCGCGCTTCCGCATCCTTGAGGGTGCGAAGTGGCTCCGCGACAATCTCGTCGATGCCTGGAAGAAGGGGAAGCGAGATCTTCTCGGATTTTCGATCGACGCTCGCGGCAAAGCCCACGCGACCGTCATCGATGGGAAGCAGGTTCGCAAGGTTGAAACGATCACGAAGGTCGAATCGACCGACGTCGTCACGAATCCGGCCGCAGGCGGCGACTTCGTTCGTCTGGTTGCGAGCTTCAATGCCGAAGTCGAATGGAAGAATCTTGTCGAGATCATCCAGAAGAGTCGGCCGCAGTGGCTCGAGGGATTCGCGGCGCCGAATGAAGGTGCCGATCTCCAGGATTATGCGCTCCGCATCATGGAATCGGCACATGATCGGGCCGAGCAAATTCTGCGGGAAGACGTCAAGGAAGACGAAGTCGATCACCTCGCAGAAGTTTCGCGCGGCATAAAGACAATGGCGACCGCCGTCCAGATGATCAAGGACGGAAAGGTCGATGATGCAGTCAAACTGCTTCAGCAATTCATCGAGAATCCGGTGCCCGAAGGGGGCGACGCGAGAGCTCAACGGATGAGCTCCGTTGCATTTCCGTTCAAGAAACAGACTGCCCCCGCAGGGCCCGCCAAGGAGTCAGCGACAATGGACAACGAAACCATGACGGCCGAGCAAATCGAAGCCAAGGCCAAGGAACAGGCCGACGCCGACGTGAAGCTCAAGGAGCGCGAAGATGCGCTCGCCGCACGCGAAAAGGAAATGCGCATTGCCGAGACAACGTCTCGCATCGATGCGGCGTTGAAAGAAAGCGGCCTGCCCGAGTTGGCCGTTGCCCGTTTGCGCGATCAGTTGATCACGAAGGCCGGCGGCGAGGAAGCCTTGGCCGACGACGAGATCGCCAAGGTCATCAAGGCCGAGGTCGATTACGTGGCCTCGTTCAAGGAAGCCGCGCCGGCAGCCGCGGCCGCAGCCGGCGGCGCAACGGCGCTGCCCCCGGCATTGGGCTTGGCCGACGCGCATCAGGACACTTCCAAGCTCGGCGTCGGCGACGACGAGATGAAGAAGTACGGCCATGCTTGGGATGGCTTCTTCGAGGGCGACGGCCGCATGGTCGAAGGCATCATGCCGTTCCGCTCCGTTCGCCAGGCTTGGGGCCACATCACCAACGCATGGTGCGATCCCGAAATTCTCGCTTATCGCATCATGGAAGCGTTGGGGACGGCGTTCCCCAGAGATCCCATCACCACGATGGGCAAGCATCTGGATATCGTTCGTGGACGATGGGATCGGTTCCGCGAGAGCCAGCACTTCCTGCGTGAAGCGATCGTGACGTCCGACTTCCCGGTGTCGTTCGGCGATTCCCTGTTCCGTCGGATGCAGAAGGAATACGACGAAGACCCCCGGAACGATTGGCGCGACATCGTCAGCACGATCGAGAATCTTTCCGACCTGACCAACTCACAGAACCTGATCCGGATCGGTGGCATCGGAACGTTGCCGGTCGTCAACGAGCAGGCGCCGTACCAAGAGCTCGACGGCGGAGTCAGCCCGACGGAAGAAAACGAGCAATTGACGCCTGAAAAGCGCGGTGGCTTGGTGAAGCTGACCTGGGAAGACATGCTCGCGGACAAGGTCGGCGTCATTCGCTCGATCCCGCGCAAGCTCGGCAGCGCATCCGTTCGTACGGTTCATGAACTCGTCTGGGACGAGATTGAGTCGAACCCGACTATGGCGGACGGAAACGCTCTGTTCTCCGCAGCGCACAACAACATTCTGGACGGTGCCGGCGCGATCAGTTACGACAATGTGTCGACGCTGATGGAACAACTCAAAAAGCAGACCGAGCAGGACAGTGGAAAGCGGCTTGGTCTGCGCCCGTCCTGGCTGATTGTCAGTCCGGATCTGGCCAAGGAGGCGAACGAGATTACCGAGTCGAACGCGAAGCAGGTTCCGGCCGACGACGCCACCACTCGTTCGTTCGTCAACGTCAAGAACGTGAAGACCTTCGAGACACTGGGCCTGGGTGTGACGACGCCAAACATCAACAAGTATTATGTGACGACCAACAACCGCGATGGCGGCGAAACGATCGTCGTCGGATTCCTCGGCGGTCGCGATCGTCCGGACATCTTCATCCAGTCGCCGGTCGATACACCGACGTCGGGCGCGGCATTTACCGCAGACGAACTTACGTTCAAAGTGCGTTTGGGGCTTGGAGTTCAGGTCGCAGATCATCGTTGGGCGCAGGCATCCTTGGTTGCGGGACCGTAAACCGCACCACTCAAGAGTTGAACTGACCCGGCTCGGCCGGATACGAAAAAGAACTGACAGGAGAATCTCCGATGGCAGCCACGAAGCCAAACCCACAGCCGGCGACGCAGCATGGCCGCGTCCCGGTGTCGTCCCGTATCATCATCGCGGGAACCGGAGCCGAAGAGACTCCGGTCTGGCAGAACAACCTCGGCCACAAGGTCAAGGTTCGCGAAGCCAAGTACATCCCGGAAGACGATGTGACCGGGAACGACACCAACAACTTTTTGTTGGCGGTCAACAACCGTGGCACCGACGGTGCCGGCGCGGTGGTTCCGGTACCGGCGAAGGAGTACGACACCGGCACGGACATGGGACAGTTCGAGTCGGACGATCTTCCGGTCTCGGCGACCGAAGCGAGCCTGGAAGTCGATGTCGACGAGATCCTGACCCTGGCGAAGACCGTCACGGGTTCGGGTTTGGCGCTGCCGGATGGCGTCTTGTTCCTCGAGCTCGAATACGTCTAAGGGCGCGGGCCGAAACTTTGATTCCCGAAACGCCGGGCCGGGCTTTTCCTCGGCTCGGCGTTTTCTTTTGAGCAAGTCATCCGCGGAGATCAAATCCGATGCAAACATCTGTCAGGATTGACACCCTCAAAACTCGCGCGAGCGTAGGTGTCGGAGCCTTTGAAGGCACAGCGGTCCGAGAGATCGCTGCAACCGAAGATCTCGAAGCCTGGTTGAACGTCTTCGATGTTGGCGGTGCCGGCACGGTCACCGTCAACGTCCGAACCTCGTATCTCGAAAATCCGGATATCTCCGATCCGCTTGATTGGCACATCATCGGGACTTTCGCGGCGGTTGCTGCCGTCGGGATCCCTACGCCACTCGCTTTTACACGAGGCGACACTCCCCTCGGAAAGCGCGTTTCAGTGATCGGATCTGTTGCGGCGAATGCAGTCGAGTTCGAAGTTGTTATGGTCGCGAAGGAACCTTCAAATTAAGGATTCGTGGTGGCGTTTACGCTCGATAAAATCCTGACACGCGTTCGCGCAAGAGTCCAGGACGATACGCCGTTCGGGACTCCTCTGGAGTTCTCCGAGCATATCGATACGGCGCTGCTGCAGGTCGATAAAGATTCGGCCTTTCGCACCGTCTTCGATATCGTTGGCGACGGTAGCGGAGACTACGCGCTCCCATCTACCTTCCAGCGAGGATACGACGACGTCCGAGATGTCGAGGCGCCAGCCGGAGAAAATCCGCCTCTATTTCGAGCCCGGAACGATGAGTGGTTCTTGTACGAGGATCCCACAAAACCGGCCGGCCAGCAGCTGAGATTGCGGTTTAAGACCCTGAACGTCAAGGTCAACGATCTGATCCGCGTGACAACGCTCGGGCCTCATACGGTCACCGATATAACCTCAACCCTTGACCCCAATCAGTTCTTGGGTGTAGTCTACTTCGCGAGCGCCGAGGTGTTCCGTTCTCTCGCAGCTAGGTTCGGCCAGACGACGGACTCGACGATCGCGGCCGACGCGGTCGATTACGCCGGCAAAACGCAGAGCTTCTTGTTCTCGGCCGAGAGATCCGATCGCCGGTATAAGGAAATCATTGGATTGGGTGAAGGAACGACAAAACCGGCACAGGTCCTCGGGGAGATGGATCTCATTCATGCAACGGGCGAGGATCTGCTATTCCGTCCGAGGCGGTTACGCTGATGGTCTTAGACATCAAAATCCAATTCGGCCCACTGCCGCGCGCTCTCGATCCTGCGGTTACTCGCCGGATCTTCACGACAGAATCGCAGCGTGCGATCAACGAATCGAATACGATCGTCAAGCCGGGAATGATCGCGGTGTCTCCATTTGGCGGTACGAATGCGCTTCGCAGGTCTTGGCAGATCACTCCGGCTCGGATCCAAGGAAAAAAAGTCATCGGCGATACGAGGTCGACGGGACCAGGTTCTGTGGCGGCGCTCGTTTTGGAAGACGGCGCGCAACCACATTTTCCGCCGGTCAGCTCGACAGGCGAGCCAGCGCTCGGCACTTGGATCCGCCGAGCTCTCCCAGGATTGACGGATCCGTTCGTCATCGAGAAAGGCGAGCGCCGGCCGGCCGACGTGGGCAATCCAGAAGACGTCCGCAAGATCGCGTTCAATATTGGACGTGCGATCAATCGCCGCGGTCTACCGCGACCTGGTCGTCGGACGAAGATCTTCTCGAGAGCCTACAAGAAACTGACGCCGGCGATTATCCGGACAATGAACCGAATGGGTCCGCGAGTACAACGGCGTTTTGAGCAGGGCCGATGAATGGGATTTGCAACATTCAGAGACGAGGTCAAGACGACGCTGGAGGCGGTCAACGGCATCGGGCGCGTTTACGACACTATGCGGCTCTTGACCCATTGGGAGAAGTTCAAGCAGGACGCGGTGAAGGACGGGCGCGTCAACATTTGGGAGATCACTCGGCTGACGATGGAGGAAGATCTCGAAACTCCGCAGGGCCAGTCCGGTGTCGAGCCTTGTTTCCGAGACCTGCATCTCATAGGCATCATCGGCCATTTTTCAGTAGACGACAAAAAGAAGAGCGAGAAAGTTTTCCAGGATCTGATCGACGCGATCGTGGCGGCTTTCCGAGTAAACAATACGCTTGGCGCTCAAACTTTGATTCCAGCGCAGGCACAAGTTCCGAGTATCGGTCACGAGATGTTTGCGAGCGTGCTATGTCACGCCGTTCAAATTACTTTCCTCGCGAGAGAGAGGACTGGAGGATAACAATCATGGCCAAGAAGCCAGCCGACAAGAAACAAGAAGTTCCGAACCCTCGCCGCGGCGGATCGCATACCGTTCAGCCCGACGGCAGCCTGAAGAAGAACGAGCCGGGAGCGACACCGAAACCGCCGGCGCAACCCAAACCTTCCGCCGAGACGTCCGACGGCGGGGACAGCGGAGGTAACTAGCCATGGTGTTTATTGTCAAGCGGCAGCAGGTGCTGGCGAAGGTCGAGGTGACTCCCGGCACCGATGCGGTCGTCGGTGCGCCCGATGTCATCCATCCGGTTTTCGGACCGCCCGAGTGGGCGCCGACAGTCGAGATGAACGAGCGCGAAGTCACGCAGCCGTCTTTTTCGCAGGTTCAGCAAAAGGCGGGCGAGCGGTCGTCGCAAGTCACGTTCTCGACGGAGCTCAAGGGATCCGGAACGGTCGGCGACGTTCCGCCGAACCTCTCTGTTTTGCTGCAGGCCTGTGGCTTCAGCGAGACGATCGTTCCGGCGACGTCGGTGACCTATGCGCCGGCATCGGAAGACATCCCGTCGCTGACGATCGAGGTCCTCGAGGGATCCGTCGAGTCCGGCGCCGGCACGATCAAGCGGAAGAAGCTCCTCGGCGCACGCGGCACTGTCAGCTTCTCCCATGTCAAAGGGCAGCCGGTCCTCGCGAACTTCGTCTTCACTGGGAAGTATGTCGAGCCGGATGACATCGCGGCCTTCTTCGCGGTACCGTCGATCGGTCCGCTGCCGCTATCGTTCCTGGATGCATCGGTCGTGATTCTCGGCGTCGGCACCCACAAGATCCAAAACCTCGAGCTCGACTTGGCGAACGAGATCGTCATGCGGAACGACGTGAATGATCCGACGGGTAATACGGAAGCGATCTACGTCGGTCGCAAACCGGTGGGCTCGACGGATCCGGAACAGGTCGCGACCGCCACCGACAACTTCTTCGCCGACTGGACCGACGAGGTCCTCGCGGCGATCTCCTATGCGCTGACCGGCGCCACGGGGAACATCGTTACGGTGACCGCGCCGAACGTCCAGACCACGAACATCGGCGAAGGCGACCGAGACTCGATCCGGATCGAAAGTCTCGATCTGGCATTGATGGGCAACAGCGACGACGGAGATGACGAACTCACCCTCGTCTTCACATAATCCGGCGCCGGCTGATTTCTTTTTCGGACCCGACTCACCACGGGAGGACAAGGCATGGACATCTCTAAATTTCTGAAGGACGAAAAACTCGACGCGAAATGGTATGGAATTCCGGACACCGACGTTCAAGTCCAGATCCGGAATATCAAACCGCAGCGACGCAGCGAGTTGGTCCGGAAATGTACGACGACAAAGGTCAAGCGAGGACGTGCAGATCGGACGATCGACGACACCAAACTGAATCAACTCTACATCCGCGAGTGTGTTGTCGGATGGAGAGGGATCAAGGAAGGCGACGAGGATTTCCCGTTCTCGGAAGAGAACGCGATCGCGCTCGACCAAAACTGGCCGGCGTTCAACGCGCTCTGGAACGACGTCATCGAGAATCTCTCGACCACCGCGGATGCGGTCGAGGAGCTCGACGAGGGAAAATCCGGGAGTGGGGAGAGTTCCACCTAGCTTGGTGGCAGCAGGCGCGCATCGAGCACTGCCAACTCTGCCAAGCCGGCGAGGAGATCGAATGTCTCGCCGATCAACCAGACGCCTGCGGCCGTTGTCCGGTCGCAGAAGATGCGCCTCGATTGGAAGGGGACAATCTTCTCGTTTACGAAGTCTATCAAGCGGCGCGAGCGTCCGCCATACAGATCGCTGCGGAGGACAAAAGTTACGCTTACATTCGACCGGAATCTGTTTTGGCGATCGTGCAGCTGAAGCTGATACCGGAGGATCTCTGGCCCATGATTATCGATCGGGCCCAGATCCTGAATGAGATCGAGAACCGGCTTCGGCCAATCAAGAAGAAGAAGTAGCCATGCCGGATCTACCATTCCGTATCGTTGTGACCGATTCCGGTACAGCCGTCGTGCAACGGTTCGGCGCGGCGGCACGTAAGGTCGGCGGCGTTGGCCGTACCGTGGGGCGTACACTCTCACGCGGATTCTCCCTCGCTCAAGGCGCAATAACAGGCGCTGTCTCTCGCGTTTTCAATTTGCGAAATGCTCTGCTCGGTCTCGGCGTTGGCCTGGCTATCCGCAAGATCGTGACGGTATTTGGCGGCTTTCAAAGAGAAATGAATCTCGTCCGAGTATTGACGAGTGCGACAGCAGAAGAATTCGAGAACTTGACAGAGCAAGCTAAGACGCTTGGCATCACGACGCAATTTAGCGCACAACAAGCAGCAGAAGGCATGTCTTTTCTTGCTAAAGCAGGGCTTGATGCAAATGAGGTGATGAGCGCATTGCCCGATACGCTTACGTTGGCTGCGGCTTCAAGTATTACTCTGGCTGAATCTGCTGATATCGTAACAGGCATTTTAGCTGGCCTAGAGATTCCGATGTCTGAGTTGAAATTTTCAACCGATGTGCTCGTTCAGGCATTCACGTCTGCCAAAACCGACGTTCGAGAGTTGGGACAGGCCTTCAAATTTGTCGGGCCGATTGCAGTTGCGGCTGGGTTGACTTTCATAGAAACAACCGCTGCCTTGCAGGTTCTTGCACAAGGAGGCATTGCAGCCAGCATGGCCGGAACAACGCTTCGCCGTGCTATTGGAAGTCTTTTGAATCCTTCTAAAGAAGCTCAAAAGATTTTAGATTCTATCGGTGCCTCTGTTAAGACTGCTGATGGGCAGCTTCGGCCTTTAGCAGAAATCCTCGATCAACTGGGACCGATAGCTAATGATGCCGGAGCGATTTTGAAAGTATTTGGTCAGCGTGCGGGTTCGGGCATGGCGGTGTTATTGCGGAAGGGCTCTGCTAGCCTCCTTAAATTTTCGGATGATTTAGAGAATTCCGCAGGTCGTGCGGCTGAAGTTGCCGCGGCACGAATGCAAGGCCTGACAGGTGTGATAATAAAAATGCGATCTGCGATTGCTGGGGCGGTCATTGAAATCGGCGATCAGTTAGCTCCGACGCTAATCAATGCGGCCGAGGCGATCGCGTTGTTCGGCCGGAATACCGCGATAGCCTTCCAAGGGATCTCGGAAACATCGAAGACAGCTGGCGACGCGAGTACGAATGCGTTCCTCAATATTATCCCTTCCGCCGAGTTGCTCGTGCGCGCGATCAATTTTGTTCGCAAGGCCTGGATAGGTCTTAGCTTGACTGCCCTTATTGTAGAGCGCGCATATTTAGAGACCTTACTTTTTTTAAATCGGAATGTGTTTGGACCGATACGGACAGCGCTGATAAATCTTGGAGGATTTCTCGCACGAGCTTTTGAGGTGGTGAAGCAGAATGTCGCGGGCGCATTAGCATTTCTTATTGGGAAGCTGGCAGAATTCGCAGCTGCTTCCGCACGAGCTGCACGAGCGCTTCCGACTGATGCTGCAAAGGAGGTTGCCGATACATTTTTGACGGTTGCAATCTCTGCTCGTCTTGCACAAGCTCAGCTAAAGAATGTAGCTGAGACATCGTCAGCAGCAGACGAACTCCAGAAAGAATTGGCCAGATCTAACGAGCTACAATCACGAGCCATTAAAACAGTGAACGCTGATTTGCGTGCGAATGCACAGGCGGTTGGAGCAGCTGTTGTCGAGATTGATAACTTAGATCGTCAAACTAATTCTGTTATCGCACAAATCAAACGAACCACAGCAGCGCTGAAGAATCAAACACAAGCGACGAAGGATATGAGCGCCGCGACGAAGCAGGCAACGGCGGATGCAAAGAAGGCAGCCCAAGCCTTCAAGTCTGAGATCGGAGCATTCCTTGCGTTCGATATCGATCCGAGTACGGGCTTCGGAGAGCTGCAATCACAATTAGCGACGATAGGCCCTAACGCAGTCAAGGCTGGCGTGGATTTTGAAGCGGCGTTTGAAAAGATTCGGGCATCGAGCGCGACAATTACTCCTGAGCAATTCGATGTGTTCCAACAGCAGTCAGAGACTCTTCGAGAATTGATTCGTATCGGTGGAATGCTTCCAGAATCAATCCGACAGCAATTCGATCAAGCGATCCCGGCAGTGATCGCTGGCCAAGCAAGCATTACTGAGGTTACAAAGCAGGCGCTTGAGGCGCGACGCCGGCTACAGTTGGCTAACGCCGCTCAAAACTTGTCGGCGGCGGCGAGTCTCACGAATGCGCTCGGTAACTTGGCAGAGTCAGGAGGCGAGAAGAACTTCGAGACGGTCAAGAAGTTCCGGATCGCCGAGGCGATCATCAACGGCGCGGCCGGCGTCTCGCGCGCGTTCGCGGAGCTCCCGTTCCCGTTGGCAGTGGCAGCCGCCGCGGCGATCGCCATCAATACGATCGCGCAAGTCCGGAAGATCCAGGCGACGCAGCCAGGCGGCGGCGGCGGGGGCGGGGGCGGTGGCATCAATCTGGCGGGCGGTGGCGGCGGTGGCGGAGCTCCTCCAGGCCTAGTGGTGCCAGCCGAACCGGCCGAGCAAGATCGCGGACAGCGGATCACGATTTCTGTCGCCGGCTTCATCGGCAACGAGGCCGAGCTCGCTTCACAGCTGAGCAATCTCATCCGAGAGGCGCAAGGCGACGGCGTGGACTTTGCTCTGGAGACATCGCGTGGGTAAGTCGATCCTGGGATCCGACTCACTGCTCGATGACTCGAGCGTAGCAACGACGGCCAGCGTCGCGGCCGACGCGGCATTCCCTCTCTCGAATCTGAACAATGATCGTCCATGGAGCCCGTATAAGATGGGCTCGTCGAATGTCACGTTGACGATCGAGTCAGACGCTGGCGTCGGCAATACGAAAACCGTCGACTACTTCATGCTTGTCGGTCATGATCTATTCGATCCGGCTGAGGATGGGCTCGGGCCGATTACATCTCTATTCTTCGAGCGGTCCGCAGACGCCGCGGCCTGGTCGACCGTCTTCTCGATCGTTCCTGGAAGCACTCCGGTCGGGAGCATCGCAGACAATAACATCATCGCGCGGTTCTTGACGACACCGATCGTCGATCGCGCGTTCCGTCTCCGGCTCGAGCGTCCAGCGAACGCGTTCATCGCGACCTTGGGCGAGATGCAATACGGGAAGGCCGTTGTCTTCCCGGTGGGCATGCCGCGGGGAGTTGATCCAAGCCAGGAAGTCTTGCAGATGCGGCGAACGCAATCGCAGACGGGACAGATCCTCGGAACGGTCGAGCGGTATTCCGATCGGCGCCAGACAATCAACATGCCTTTTCTCCCGTCGAGCTTTGTCAACGGAACGGATCTCGGCGAATTCAAGGATTGGTGGGATAACGAAGGATCGAAAGGAAAGGGGTTCCTCTGGCATTGGAATCCCGACTCGGATCCGGATGCGAATCCTGGAGCGTTCGAGAAGGACGCCTTCTTCGCGATTGTCGAGCCCGACAGCAGAATCAACCGTCCGTTCCCGACGCAACTCGCGACGGGACTGCGCGATGTAATTTTCTCGATCCTCGGACCGAAGGAAGAATAGCGTGGCGATCCCGGCACCAGTCATCGACAACAAAGATATGGTTGCATCGGTAACCGCGTTGGATGAAGATCTGGCGACAGTTACGGCGCTCGTCTCGACTCCGGACTCTGACAGTTATGTCGAGGTCGTCGTCGGCGGGACGCAGGTATCTGTCGGTGACGGAGCCAAAGATAAGTTCTGTTACTTCTCAAACGACGGCGGAACGACGGCGAAGGCGATCACCGACATCGCGTCGGGCGATACTTTACGCTGGATGGGATCGATCGCGGGCTACCAGTTGACCGCGGCGATGCGAATCGACTTCAACCACATTGCATAGGTGACGCATGGGACGGCAGCAAGCACGACAAGTTGAGGTGGAACTGGCGCCGGTGAACTATACGCCGGGCCTGACGCCAGGTGTCGAAGGGCAACTCGAGGGGATCGACGCGGCTCTCGGCGCCAGCGGCATTGCGCATATCAATGCACTCGTTCCCTCAAACGCCGGCGATGCAGATCATGACATAGCCTTTGGCGTGGGCGCAGCGATCGCTTCAAACGATGGACAGTTCCTCGACTTCTCGGCTCCGCTCACCAAACAAATCGATGCGGTGTGGGCGGCGGGACCTGGCGCGGGAGGATTGTTCAGCGGCGCGACATTGAGCGCGGACACGACCTACCATCTATTCATTATCCGAAAGACTTCCGACGGAAGTCTCGATGCCGGGTTTGATGACAACATTTCCGCCACCAATATTCCGGCGGGATATTCGTCGTTCAAACGAATTGGTTCCGTGAATACGGATGTCAGTTCAAATATCAAACCCTTCACCGCGCTGGAAACTGCTGGCGGCGGCCTGTGTGTTGCATGGGATAATCCGGATCTTGACGTGGATGATGCCAGCAGTAACAGCAATGAAACGCGGACCTTGAATGTGCCTACGGGCATTATAGTGCTGGCTACGATGAATATTTTCGCAAGAAGACAGCACTACCTTAGCCCCCTTTCCGCAGATGCTGAAGCTGCCAGTGAGACTGCCGCTCCACTAGGCAATATCGGAAGCAATTCCTTTAATCAGTCCTCGATTCCAACCAATACGTCAGGGCAGATCCGTTCGGATGCGCTTACTCTAGGGGGTGTTCTTCGTATCTCTACGACATTTTATACCGATTGGCGGAGGGACTAGAAATGCCTTGGGTAGCAAGATCGGGTGGAGTCATCACCGCGGCATACGCCATGAAGCAGCCGGGCGAGGCGGAGGAATTTGTTGTGCCGCTCACCTACAGCGTCTCGGCTGATATGCCCGAAAGCACAGTCAATGTCGCCACGCTCGGGGCAGAGATTGAAGCGTCAGCAATTACTACGAATTTCTTCCGGGCGTGGGTGGACGGTGATGTATTGAGCCTTTTGTTCGATACGCTCCCTCTGCCTGCTGGTGACCAAACGATCCTTGATAACGACACCACGGGACCAGCAGGCGGATTGCTGGCGGCGCACGACAACGATGAAGTGGACGCCCCTGTTGCCCATACGGCGGATGCGACGCTTCAAGCGGGCGCTCCACGGTATAACACGAATGAAGGGGCGGCAGGGCAGGTCATTGTGACTTTGCCTAACCCCAAAGCCGAAGCCCCAAACGATCCATTGATTTTTGAAGTTGTGGCCGCTCAGAATTTTCGGATCAAGGCCGCAGCAGGACATACGATTCGCTATGGTGACAAGCTGTCCATTGCGGGCGGCTATGTTGAGAGTGCCGTCGTTGGCGCTTTGGTCATGCTTCTACCGTCTGGCAACACTTGCTGGACAGCATCTATCGTTGGTCACGGTAAAGTCTGGGGCTTGGAGGATACGTAATGGGAACGACGCTTTTGGGCCAAGAGTCCGAGGTTGCCTATTCATTCGTGGGCTGTGTCCGCGTGGTCGCTGTCGGCAATGTTGACATCGATCAATTGAACAATGGAGATGAAGAGGATGGGGTAACGCTTGCCACTGACGACGATATTCTTCTTGCTGGGCAAACCGACAAAACCGAGAACGGCCCCTACACGGTCGGTGCAACGGCGGGCTCTACTGAGCGCCACACGAGCTTCGATGAGAATGCGGACTTTGCCCCCGGCTATTTGTGGCAAGTGCGGGAGGGAGATGTCTACGCCAGATCCGAATGGTTTGTCGGTTCCCCTGCACCTATCGTTGTTGGTACAGACGACATCGAAATCTTTCGCACGGCTTATGTGCAAAAAGACACTCTTGCAGAAGACGTTGAGCGGAAGGCGATCACGATTCTTGGCAATGGTGGTAATGGCAGCACTTTGGAGACATTGAAAGGCGCACAAAGCTATGATGGCCGCATCATTGGGTGGGAGATCGTTGAGAATGCGGCGGCATTTGAATGGGCCAAGGCCGCTGCAATGACTGCGCCTGTGGTCACGCGCGTGGCGGATGATGGATGGGCTCCTCCGCTGAAGAGATATGCTCTCGGTACGACCTATCTTAGGTCTACCACGTCAGGTACTGTCGCCGCGATTCTCGTGCTCTATTTGGCGCGTGGAGATATCTAATGCTGGGCCTTCAAGGGCGTGCAGGCATACGAGGCCTGGGGCTCGTTTTTCATGATGACGTGTTGCCTGCCTATACGCCTCCGATTTCGGTTGATGCACTGATTTGCTATGGCTTTCGGATCTTAAAGGTCGGGTACTCAGGCCCCCTAGTCAGGCTTCGGCGCAGCAGCGATAGCGTCGAGTTGGACTTTTCCGCTGATGAAACTGGTGTTGTGGATCTAGCTGCTATTGCAACTTGGCTCGGCGGATCAACCGGGTACGTCGTGACCTTGTACGACCAAAGCGGGAATGGGAATGATGCTACAGAGAGCATCGCAGCCAACCAGCCGGAATTTATTGCCAGCCAAAACGGACGCCCTGCACTGAAAGCAGACGGCGCGGCGAGTAAAATGAATCTCACAGACGCTATCACCGCCAGTCGTACCGCTTACGTTACGATGCAGAACCTGGACGCGACGAATGGCAGCATGTGGATTAACCGCTCAGGAAGCACGACCGATTATTTCTATGTGTTGACTAATGGTGGGAACTATCAAACGCGAGTCAATGACGCCCCTGGAGATAATACGGTTTACGATTCAGGCGTCTCGGTCACCTCCCAGGCTGTTACTTGTGGTAGTTGGCAGTCAGGCGGAAATAAGCATTCTGGATTGAATGGTTTCTGGGGCAGCGCGTTGGCGTCTTCCGCGGATTGTATCTGGAATCAATTATTCCGTTACACATCCTCGGTATTCTACGCGGATGGGTATTGCTGGGAGATTGTTATCTTGCCAGACGATGAGCGGGACTCAGCTATCGAAGACGCGTACCTGGCTGACGTCGCAAGCTACTGCGGCTTTTCTCTGGACGCATAGGGGGCGGCATGAAGTATCTCAAACAGCAAACCAGAAAAGACGCGGACGCAATCAGCCATCGAATTGCCCTAGAGCAAGGCGCGGGAACACCACAGCACGTGACTCAGTTTTGGTTCTCAATAGATGAATCTGACGACGGCGAGGCCCTGTTGACGATTCCCGATGGGCAAGAAAAGCTATTGAACGCAGACGAAGAACGGGCACTTGTCGAAGTTCGTCCTTCAAAATTCGATCCTCCAGAAGACGCATTTGATAGGCTAGAAGAGTTGCCGGGCAATGAGGCTGAAAAATAATGACTGCTGTCGATGATCTATCCAGGCGATTTAACAAGTCGCCGATCAAGCTCGTCAAGATGACGGTGCGCTCTACGGTGCCGGCGTCCAGCGAAGGACACGGGGCGCCGACATTATTCAACAAGGCGATGGCGGCGCTCGCGACTTCTTCTGATGAGGATCCGGCGACGGGAACTCCTGTCGGGATCGCACCGTTGCAATCGGCGCTGGCGGTCGGAAGCTATGTCACCGTCAAGGTCGGCGGGACGCAGGTATCCGTCGGCGATGGGGCGAAGAATAAATTCTGTTACTTCTCCGGCGACGCCGGCGCGACGGCTCGCGCGATTCAGAATATCCAGATGGGCGATACTTTACGCTGGATGGGATCGATCGCGGGCTATGAACTCACGACAGACATGGAAATCAACTTTCTCTATTATGAGTTCGTCGAAGACTCTGACGATCCTACGCCGGATGCCGTTTTCTATTTCTCGCCCAAGGCCGCGCGGCCGATGACACAGCGACTCGGCGGCGTCGACGTTCGCCCTTATCTTCTTTCGGATGAGGGAAGACCGACTCGGATCAAGCCGGATCAGGCGCTGACGGAACGGGCATCGCTCTCTCTGACATTCCATGAGGACGAAGATGCGCCGGCGCTTCCGTCCGATCGGTTCCTTGTCAACTCAGGCGGTGGATTCTTCCGTCGGCTGATCGCGGCGCAGCCGGACTTGATTGGCACCGAGATCGAAGTACTCCGCGGATTCGATGAGCCGGGATTCGGCCTCGGCGATTTTGAGCGGATCTTCAAGGGACGGTGGGAAGATCACAACTTCCAGGCGAATGGGAATATCACGGTCGTCGCAAAGGACAATCTCGCTCTGAACGATCGAGAGATCCCGGCGCAGATCAGCGATACAAATCTGCTCGCCGGCGATCTTGTCGCAACCAGCACAACGATCCCCATTGATGACGCGAGCGAGTTCACGGATCCGCTCGCGCTGCCATCTCGCGATTACGCACCGACGACGATCCGGATCGGGACGGAAGACATCATCTTCAAGGAGCGTCGGCTGTCGACCGACGAGCTCGTGGTCCAGGATCAAGAGCTCGACAAATCGGAAGACCTAGCGTCGGCGCCCTGGGCATTGATCGGGGGCGCTTCTGTCGTTTCGGATACAGGCATCGGACCATTCGGCGGATTGGCGCGGGCGGATACGCTGGTTCTTCCGAGTGTAACCGACGCGATCAAGCAGGATTCCAGTCGTCAAATGTCAGACGCATTCCCTTGGACGTTCGCTCTTTGGCTCCGGTCGCTCCCGGCCGACGGAACGATGACGATTGAAATCGGATCCAATCCAGTCAACCCTGCCCTCGAGGGGAGTATTCAAGTCGCCGTAACGAGCTCCTGGCAACGATTCGACATTCAAAACATAGGCAGTCAATCACCTTCGCTCGTGAGAGTTCGCATTATCCGAGACGCCGGCGATCTCGCCGCGGTCGAGGTCTACGGAGGCGCACTCTATACGGGAGCAACGCGTGGCCATTACGTCTACACG